ATTTAGGTAGTGGATATGGTGGTCATGGTGGCCCCGGTGTAGCACATACACCTATAAAGTTAAAAGGTAATGTACAGAAAAATCTAAATGCTAGTACTAGTATAGGTACGCTTACAACTAAGGTATTAAAAAACACTACTACTACATCTTTACAGGTGGCATACTTAAGGACTGCTCTACAAACCGGTCAAGATATATTTCTATTAAACGAAGCTAGTGAAAATGGCTTAAGGATAACAACCACCAACAAAGCACCAAAAGGGGCAACTACTATAGATGTAAACTTTACTACACCTATAAGCTATGATGTAAATAGCAAAGTACTTATTGCTACATACGACATCCCTAATCACATACCAATAATACCTAATTTATATTTAGGAGTTACAACCACAAAAATATACATTAAACCAGATCTATTTAACTCGTGGAATAGCACTAGTATACAAAGTTATTCGAGAGACAATTTAGGAAGTATTCAGCCGAGCGCATACGCTAGCAGAACAAAAGTTTATTATTCTACTTTTATACCTTTAGGTTATAAAGTAACTAAATTTAGTGTCTACTCAAGCGCAAATAGACCTATAGCAGCATTTACATGTAGAATAACAGACGACACAACAACGGTACGAGGGACAGGAATGTCTAATACACCGCAATTAATAACGGCTTGGCCAAGCGTTGCCGGAGAATATTTTATCATAAGCTACGAAATTGGAGCAGTGTCAAACGAAATTTACGGAGGATTAATAGAAATGCAAGCAATATAATGGATAAGGACACTACAGAAAACTTACTTATAAATGGTGCTGCAATCGGATTAAGTTTTAGTAACATAGAGCAATGGCTTAGAATAGGGGCTTTAGTTTTAGGTATATTCTACACCTTATATAAATTTTACAGACTTTATAAAGATGATAAGAGCAGTACTTTTAAGGCTTAGCGAAAACAAAAAACAAACACTAGGCCGTTTATTCTTATTTAATGGTTTAGATGTTATATATGAATGCTGCACTTTAGAGCTACCTTTTAAGGAGAACCTTAGAAATATTTCATGTATACCACCCGGACAATATGAAGTAACTAATAGAGTAAGTGAAAAGTACGGTGACCACTTCCAGATTGAGAGTGTAATGATGAGAGATTACATACTAATACACCCTGCTAATTATTACACACAATTAAGGGGATGTATAGCAGTAGGTTTTGATTTTTACGATATTAATAATGATGGTGAACATGATTTAACACATAGCCGCCGGACCATGAAACACCTACTAGCAGAAGCACCTAAAGGCTTTTTCTTAACTATCCTAAACCTTTAAGGGAAAATAAATACAATAATAATTCACTTTAATTTGCTTGCTTATGTTATTAGTGTAACTTTACACCTGTAAAACAAAAACAAAGGTTATGACAACAAACGCAACTTATAGGTTAGTAAATCAGAAAAACAAAGGTTACAAAGGACTATATGCAAAACTATTTAGGTTACTAAATAAGGACTCTATTTTTGCAGAATGTTTTGAAGAATCTATGTCTTACGATGGTAATGATGTTATTATAATAACCACATGGGCTTATGAGGGAATCCTTCCAAAAGGGATTATACAATTAAATTAAAAACAAAGATATGACAACTAGAACAGAACTACAGATTGAACAAAGCGAAAATCTAAGCAAGGCGATAGATAGAGCAATTGCGATAGAAAATCAAGGCTTAATAAATGAGCTGCATAAGTGTTTAGATGCAACTATAAAAATCAATAAACTTATTACAGATGGGGATATTTAAAAGTATTTATAGCAGTCTGGTTAGGCTAGACAAAATACAAGCTATGCAGAACGCTGTAGAATTAGAATTTAGAATCTATTGTGATGATAGAGAAAAGTGGACACATGGCCGCAGAACTGCAGAAAACGCTACTATTCGTGAATGGGAATATTTAAACAAGCCACAAAATGAAAATAGGGACTAAAAAAGAGGAGATATATAATCTACTTTTAGATGAAGAAAGCTTTAGAGATAACGATAATTTTTTGATTGCTGTAATCTGGAAAGATGAAATAGCTAATCTTTGGGAAAAGACCGCTTTAGATTTATTAGAGTTAATTGCAAATGATGGATTGACAAGCCCGGAAAGTATACGCAGAACTAGGCAAAAGATACAACAAGAAAACCCGAGTTTAAGAGGTGATAAATACAACCTAAGACACAAAGGGCAAATAGAAGTAAAACAAGAACTTAAAGATTGGAACAATGAGCAAAACTAGTAAAGTAATAGCAGTACAAGCATCCGGTACATGGGAAGGTTCTTATGGATTAATGTACAAATTTGAAGTAACATTTGAAAATGGCGATACCGGAGAATATAGCGGTAAAAATAAGGACCAGACTAAATTTGTAGTAGGTGAATCTGCAGAATACACACTTACAGGCGGTAAATTTCCAAAGGTTAAACCGGTATATGAACAAGGGCAAGCATTCACACCGCAGAAAGGTTTAGAGGTTCAACTGCTTATTGTAAAACAAAGCTGCTTAAAAGCTGCAGTAGAATTATGTACAAACGACAAAATACAACTAAGCCAAGTGCTAGATTTGTCTAATAAGTTTGTTGATTGGGTAAATGGTGCAGGTGAAAAGAGCGATTATATAGCAGCGCCTAAACAACCTAAAAAAGAATCTACAGATTTACCTTTCTAATGAAGCACTTTAACAGATATAGTTTAAACTCTTCGCATAGAGTAATAAAACTAGACACTAATAAAGCTTATGCTTTGAGGTGGCGCAGTCAGTTAATATTCATACCTAGCGAATACTGTAAGATGGTAGATTTTGAGGATGGATTTAATAGGTGGATAGTAGAGATTCCTACATGGTTAGAAGAGAGAAACGAAGATTTACGTTCTTTGTTGGAACTAATAGAAATAGAAAATGAAGGTAGAAACTAAGAACTTACAAACCGCCGGTAACTTTGCAAAAGAACAGGATGTTACAACTGCAAGTGTTTACAGATGGCTAAAAATGGGAGTAGTAAAAGGTGTTGAGGTAGATGGTGTAAAATTCATTATAAAAGAAAAACCTACTAAAAAATAGTAGGCTTATCCAAAAACAAAAATATGAGAGCGAAATATACAAAAGAAGATAGAGAGCAGCAAATAAGTTTACTTATAATTTTAGCAACTTTTAAAAGCCTACACGAGCAACTACACAACTTAAAAGGCGCACACAGTGGTATAGTAAAACACAAATTCAATCTACTATTAAATACCTTTAAAGGTTATGAAAGAGTTATAGACCGGGACTGGATGAAGGAAAATACAAAGGTAGTAGATGAATTACACGATGCTATTACAGACTTGATTTACATGTTAAGGGATGGAGTAGAAAAGAAGCCTACTAAAAAAGCTAAGAAATGAAGATTTTAAACCTGTATGCTTGTTTAGGCGGTAACCGCTATAAATGGGATGAGGTCGCAGAAATAGAAGTAACTGCAGTAGAATTAGATATAGATCTGGCACGAATGTATAAAGAGCGTTTCCCTAATGATACAGTAGTAGTATCTGATGCGCACCAATACCTATTAGACCACTATAAAGAATTCGATTTTATTTGGTCTAGTCCGCCCTGCCCTACTCATTGTAAATCTAGATTTGCAAGGCACGCAACTACACAAAGTAAGTATCCGGATATGGGCCTATATGCTGAAATAATCTTCTTAGATAATTACTTTAAAGGTAAATATGTTGTAGAAAATGTTTTTCCATATTACACACCACTAATAACACCTATAAGAAGGGGCCGGCATTTATATTGGACCAACTTTAATCTACCTAATAATTTAAATGCCAGACAAGGCGGAATAATGGAAGGTAAAGAAGAGGTAAAAAAATTGTGTACTTTTCATGAGATAGACTTAAGTAGCTACAAAGGACCACAAAGGAAAGATAAAATAGCTAGAAACTTAGTAGACTATGAAGCAGGTAAAACTATACTAGAAACTGCTTTAAACATTCAAAGAGCAGAACAAACTAACCAATTAACTCTATTATAATGCAAAGAGATAGTTTTATTTTTTATAGGTCGTTTTTTGAAGCTACAAAGCCATTAAACACAGACCAAAAAGCTCAGTTATACGATGCAATTTGTATATATAGCTTAGAGCAGGAAACAATAAGCTTAGACCCTATATGTTTGGCTATGTTTGCACTGATTAAACCACAACTAGAAGCAAACCATAGAAGGTACCTAAATGGCACCAAAAAGAAGCAAACCATAAGCAAAGCAGAAGCAAAACCGAAGCAAACTATAAGCAAGAAGCAAGCTAATGTTAATGTTAATGTTAATGATAATGTTAATGTAAAAGAAAAGGTAACAGCGCACACATCTTTTAAACATTTAAAATTATCATTTAACGAATTTGATAAGCTAAAGAATGATTACGGAAAAGCTAAAGTTATTGATGTATTAGAGCAAATAGAAAACTTTAAGGGAAATACTAAATACACAAGTTTATACCTAACAGCTAAACAATGGCTAAAAAGACGAGAAAATGATAAACCAGCAAACAACAAACCTAGTAATTTCGACCAAGAAAGAGCCTTTGGAATTAGTTTATAGTAAAGAGGTTAAGATTAAAAATTTATCTGATGGTACAGAGATAATAAA